CAGAGGCGGAATAAACCGAATTGGCAAGGTCATGAAGAACTTAGTCAAGGGTGCTGATACCAAGTTTAACTCCCATAGAAAGAGAGGGAAACTTGACACTCGCAGACTTTGGGCGCATTCTTCAAGTGACAAAGTATTCAAGACTGACAAAATTACACCAGAATTTAAGGCTAATGTTGTTGTCTTGATTGATGCAAGCGGTTCAATGGGTTGCTCTGTATCGAGTGATAGAAGCGGTGAATACAAAACCCGTGCTAGTTGTGCGGCGGAAGCGGCAGTTACTATTTCATCCGTGCTTGAAAACATTGGTGCAACCTATGAGGTCGTGGACTTTTACTCACAATATGGAAGAGGTTCTAAGACTCAAGCACCTAACGGTGAAACAAGAATTACTACAAGAAAGCGATTCGATGAGTCTTTGAATAACAAAACCAAGCACCGCATAGCAAGGGCGCATGTAGGCCGTGAGAATGCTGACGGCTTTGCTCTAAGGTGGGCTATTGACAGAACCGCTACCTTTGGTAACGAGGGTGCTAAGAGGATTGTCTTTATCATTAGTGACGGTTCTCCTGCCGGTCCAGCACCACCAAGCCACAGTTCCCGTTCTCACTTAGTTAGTGTATGTAAAGAAGCGGAAGATGAAGATGTAATTCTTTTCTCTGTTGGTATTGCCGGTATGGACACAAGCCGATACTACGGCAAGCACGGCCATGCAAGCGTTTCTAATACCGCTAACTTAGCCCAAGACATTCTCTTGCCACTAAAGGCATGTTTGAAGAAAGCACTACGAGCGTGATAAAATGAAATACGATACAATAGCAATAAGAATGCAGACTGACGAAGGACTACCAATAGACATTCCTAACATACAGGAATTGGCTTTGTTGATAGCGACGGAGGTTCACAACCTAATGAAAGAAGAAGGCATTGAGGCGGGCTTAGAAGTCCTCTATGGAGGCGTAAAATCTGACACTTGGAATCAAGCCATGAAGGAGGTTGAAGCATGAGTAGTCATTTACCTTTCAAGGATAGTAATCAAGTTTTGATTGAGGACATTTGTTATGCTCAAGAGTATGCTATTCAATACTTTATGAGAGATGGTGCAGGGGAAATATGGGAGGCTGAATACAACTCAATCTTAGAAGAAAGAACTTCGCTACCTAATCCAGTAATTAGAATAACGGCAAGACAGGGAGTGACTTATGGTTCTTCAAAAATTTCTTTCAATTCGGAAGATGAAGAGATTCTTTCTAACGCATCGTCATGTGTTGTTGGGTATCTGTATCAAAAAACAAGTGAAAGTAAAATAAACAGAGAATGGGCTATTGTAATGAATAAGCCGGTTGATTCGACACAAGATGTATTCCTGACATTTGTTTTGTTAGAAAACGAAACAATAACTAAAACTAATTATGTTCAAAGAAGGCTTGGGGCGCAATCAACGGTTATACATACACTATATCCAAGTCCACTTGATGATGATAAGACCCAACAACTTTACATGAAAGATTGTGAAGCGAGATTTGTCGAGTGGAGGTCATATCACAAATCATTACAAGGCTCGGATTATCTTGCTCGCCTATTGTATGGAATAGGTCATTATGCTAAAGATGAGATAGTAGGTTACGATTGTTTAGGTTATGATATGAAAACATTTTTGGCTTCACAAAATACGGTTATTTCAAATTCGGCTTTACGCATCTTGCAGGAGTCCAGTGTCATAACATGGGCTTTCAGTCCTAATTATCTTACAAGTGCTGATTCAAACGGTTACAATTCATCGGCTTTACTTGATGGAAGATATACTGCCAATGGCGTTAGAGGCGGTCATAGTTCAATGGTATTAAGACCACCAATGAACCCTGCTTGGGGTCTTGAATCAGACGGAGGCGATACGCAGGTGGGCGGGGAGTCTATAAAGGTTTCTAAACCTATAACTCCAATTTATTTAGATAAAAGACTACCTATTAGAATGAACCACAACAAGGCAACGGGTGATTATTGGATAAACCAAGTGAGATGTACCTTATGCGGGCAAAGGGTTATAGTGTCGCTTAATGAGCGTGATGTGCCTCCGCCCACACTGAACTTGAAGTGTCCTGAATGTAGGAAAAAAGGACTCTTAGTTGAGTAGGTCGGGTGAAAGGTTATATACCACCAGTATATAGGACTATACAGGAGAAAGCGACATGAAGATACCTAAGAGCATTCGGCAAGCAATTAAAAATAAACTGGCGACTGAACAAAGACCATTGGGTGCGGGTGTTATTGCTGATGCAGTAAATAACGCTCAAAAATACCAAAGGACACCAAGACAAATGAGTTTCATTCTCAAGCGTTTAGCAAAAGAGGGCGAGATAAAGTCTGTTGAGATTTCTAAGAACGGGATTAACCGTCATGGCAACGCCAGAGTTAGATGTGAATATATGGCGGTGGGCGTTGATGACTCAATGGCTAACTAACAAAAAGATACCATCTATGGTTCTTGTTCCAAATAACGGGGATGACAAAGGCTACAAAACTAAAGTTAGTGGAGTGGGTACTGTCAAAGAGTGTCCGAGTTGTAAAAGAACCGGACCAATAGACGCTCTGTGGTTAGGTAGTGGTAAAAAGTGGCCTAACATAGCGGTGATATGTGGCAAACCATGTGGTATTTTTTGGGGTTTGGCGAGCCTACCTCCTGACAATTTGGTTGAAATAGTAGAAGAATAGACACAACTGTTATATAGGGGCGACCCCCCATCTTGTATCATGGCGATAACACACCAAAGAGGAAAGATAACTACGAAAGTGAACTGCGATTGTTGCGACAAATCAAATGTATATGTTGCAGATGAAGAGGTAATTTATTGTAAGAGTTGTGATACTTACAAATGGGTCGATTACAGAATCCGTCATTGGGTAGTTGATAGAACAGTATGAACAACCACAACGGTTCTAAACCCTAACGCCCCAAGCGGGGTTATGGGCGAACCTGCTAACACCAGTCGGCTCAATGCGGAACAGGCGAAAGCCGTTGCACTTTACCCCGATAGATGGTCGCAATACTTCCGCACCATCGACGGCAAACCGTTCATGCTTGATGAGCGGCCATATCTTATTGAGATTTATAGGCACTTCGGGGCTATGGAAAAGTCTGACACTACCAAGATGATAATGCTAAAATGTAGTAGGAAGGTTGAGAAAACTGAAACGATATGCAACTTATTGCTTTACGCTTTGTTGAATATACCTTATTTTAATGCGGTCTATACTGCACCAAGACAACCCCAAGTCACAAGGTTTGTTGAAGAAAGATTCAACGGTGCTATGATGAGCAGTATTAACGGTGGGTGCTTATTGAAATCAAGAATCAAATCAAGTGTCAGTCACCAAACATTCGATGTTGGGGCTTTATCTTTGAATCACCTATACGCTTATTCTAATTGGGGTGATGCTCATGCTCTATTGGGTATTGAGGCCGATTTGTGTTGTGTTGATGAATATCAAGACTCCGACTCCGATGTGTTGCCTATGTTGGTTGAGATGTTGGCTCAATCGGATTACAAGTGGGTAGTTGTGTCTGGAACTGCCCGTGAACAAGGCTCGGAATTTTGGAAAATGTGGGAGAAATCAACACAGGGAGAATGGGATGAAGAAGGTCAAAAGTGGATTCATACAGATAGCAAGGCTAACATTATTGGTTATCATATATCACAAACAATGCACCCCGATATTAGTTCAGCCGACATAGCCCAAAAGAAAGAAACATACACACCAAGACGATATGCAAATGAGGTATTGGGTGAATTTTGGGCTGGTACTTCTAAACCTCTAACATTCGATGAAGTGCTACCATGTCTTGATAGAAACAGAGGAATTGTTAGGGGAGTTTTACCACCCGAACAAACTTTCATGGGTATTGATTGGGGGGCAACAACTACCGTAGTTATTATGACCGATAAGGGAGTTATACTAAATGCACTTGAACTGGATGCAAGAGAATCAGGCGAGGGTGATGAAGTTGCCATATTGAAGAAACTTATTACAGATTATAACTGCGTTCAAGTTGTTGCTGATATTGGTTACGGTGCAAGACAGGTCAAGGAACTTCAAGAGGAATTTGGAGAAAGAGTTAGGTCTTGTTATTATTCATCAAGGCCAATGACACCTTACGAATACAAGCGCAGGGATAACAACAGGAATCTAATCTATATGTGCGTAGTTGATAGAACCACTTATGTTGAAGAAACATTAGAACAAATTAAGCGTGGTGAAGTATCATTACCTTATGAAGATGAATCACTTGACTGGGTGATTCATCAATGGACTTCAATAACTTCATCGGCTGAAAAGGATGAGAAAAATACCAAGCCGATTAGAGGACAAACTCTAACCAAGTATGGTCGAGATAGTGACGACCATGCTTTTCACGCTTTGCTATATGCAAGACTAGCATTACAGGTCTTTGATGGAGGCGGAGTAATGGAGATGAGGACTTTTGGTGCTTGAGATATTTTTCATAATTCCACTATCATTACTAATCGCTTTATGGATATGGGTTTTGACCCCGTTAATACTGACTATAACCCTCAATATCATATACCTTTTTAACCGTGTATTCTTGTCAATAAGACATGCCACAAAGCGACGCTCTGTTGGAGATGATGAAACAGGTTCACGCAGATGTGGTTCAAATCAGAGACAACCATTTGGCGCATATCGCAGAGGACATAAGCGAAATAAAAGTGGAACAAGCCGAGATGAAGAAGGACATAGCAGTAGTAATGGACTTCAAAACCGAAGTGGAAAGCGAACTAAGAAGCATTGTAAAGAAAGTTATCGGGGTTGGAATTGGAGTAGTAAGCGCAGTTCTCGGATTACCCGTGATTATGTAAAAGGAAATGATAATATGAGTAATAATAAAGCAAGTCAAAATGATAAATTAGTATGGGTTATTGGTGTTCCATCAATACTGGCATTTGTAGGATTCGCATGTTTGATTATTTGGAGAGGATTAAACGACCCCGAATTGTTAGATAGACTTGAAGAGTATGGTATCTTATTAGGTTTCATAAGCGGTCCGGCTCTTATGTTCATGAATAGCATTCTTGAACTTTGGAAAACAGAACAAAAGAATGAAGTTGATGCTATACCTGCTGAAACAGAGGCAAGACTGGCAAGAGCAAAGGCTCAACATGAGCATGAAATGAATTTGGCTAAGGCTCAACATGACCATGAGATGAAGGTTGAGTTAGAGAAATTGAAACTTGAAACAACAAAATGAGCCGATAAGGTTTAGAACCAAAGGCATATAGTAAGGTTCATGGCGGAGAGGCGTAGGCGTTTTCTTGATTTGTTTAAAAGAAACCGAGTCGAATCACTTCCAGTTCCAGATAAAGGCGAATTAGATACAAAAGCATTAGCGTCTATGACAAAAATAGCCATGCAAACTGCGGGCAAGGGTTATCATAGCAAAAGTGCAAGCCCTGACATTGACTACACCTTAATTAAACAAATTAGCCTTCAAAACGAAGTCATAAACGCTATTCTAAGGAGAACAGTTGATGACACACTGGGCAACGGTTATCAGTTTCACTTACAAGATGGTATTGAACAAGGCAATAACACTGAACTCACTACACTTAGAGAGTTTTTCAAAACACCAAACCCTGACGACAATGGCGACGAATGGCTTGAATCATTAATCTTTGACTTGGCATTATTTGGTGATGCTTACTTAGAGTTAGATGGGTCAAAGGACACTTCAAGCAAGAATAGCGAGGACTGGAATTTTGGTGGAAACCTT